GTGGCGGCCCACACCTTCACTTTGAATCCAAGACAAGGGCTACTGGACTCCTGGCGGATCAAAGAATCCAAAGTTCCTTCTGGCTTACACTGGCAGGAATCCACTCCGCAAAATCATTCACAAGCTAGGTGGCAAATAATGAACCCAAAACTGCAATCAGTCCTGGCAACTTATGCTCAGTCACTGCTCGCCTGTGTCATCACTGTCATGATGTCGCTGAACCTGACACCGTTCACCATGACCAAGGCTGACTGGGTCAAGATTGGCAACGCAGTCTGGGCTTCATTCGTGCCTGTCCTAGTTCGGGCGATGAACCCGAAGGACTCGGCGTTCGGAATTGTCACGAAAGACTAATCGCCTTTAGTCTGGCTTCATGGACTTCATAGCCGAACTGAACGAACTGCACGTCATCAAGACTGTCGCTCGCCCTTTGTGTTCTCTTCACACTGCGCTTGTCAGTCTTGATGACAATGAACGTGAAGCCTTACTGGCTGCCCTAGACAACCGACAGATTCGCCACACTGACCTTGCTCGGGTTCTTTCCGACCGAGGTTTCAATGTGAGCGCTGTCACCGTGAGCCGTCACCGCAATCGTGGCGAGTCGAACGGTTGTCGGTGTCCCCGATGACTTTGTCTGACGACCTTTCCAAACTTGCCAGCGCCGGTCAATCTGGCTCTGATACTCGCACCACCAATACGCCCGAAGCATGGCGACCTCGACTTGAGGTTGACAGTGCTTCGGGCGGTTTCTTTGTGTCTACACCTCGCACTGCCGGTGACCTGCCAGATGCCGTTGACCTGCTGGGCGACTTCGACCTTGACCCATCTGTGTGGCGTGTCACTGGCGTTCGGCGGTCGATGTGGCAGAAGTATGACGGCGAGTGGCTGGAGTCTGCCAAGGTCAGCATTGTCCCTGCCGATCAGGTTCATTCGTCAGCTGACGACACCGACCTTCAGGCGCTCATTGACCATGTGGAAAGGTGGCGACCTCACGCCCGAATCAAGGCACACACAGGCAATCTCAGCGCTGTCTACGCCATCGGCGATACTCAGTGGGGCAAGGATGCTGGCGACGGTACAGAAGGCACTGTGAGGCGTGTATTGACAGGCATTGAAGAATCGGTTCAGCGCCACAAAGACCTCATCCGAATTGGTCGACCAGTGGGAACTATCATCCTGCCTCAGATGGGTGATTGCATCGAAGGCAACGTCAGCCAGAATGGCAAGGTGTTGGGTCGCTCAGACCTATCGGTCACCCAACAGGTTCGGGTTGGCCGTCGAATGCTTCTGGCATGGATCAAGGCGTTTGCGCCATTGACCGACAACCTCATCGTGCCAGTTGTCCCTGGCAACCATGACGAATCCCAGCGGTATGTCATCGGGGAAGCCACCGACTCGTGGCAGGTTGAGGTTGCCTCAGCTGTGCAGGATGCTTGCGCTGAAAACCCTGCCCTTGCCCATGTCCAGTTTCGTTATCCCGACCATGACCATCAGACACTGGCGCTGAACGTGTCAGAGTCAATCCTTGGGCTGGCGCATGGTCACCAGTCCCGAGATGCGGTCAAATGGTGGCAAGGACAGGCGACAGGGCGAACACCAGTGGGTGACGCTGACGTGTTGCTCACTGCCCACTATCACCATTACAAGGTGGCTCAAGTTGGGCCACGCCTATGGGTGCAACTCCCTGCGATGGATGGCGGCTCACCTTGGTGGCGTGATCGTGCAGGGTTGGAATCACCGACCGGAATCGTGTCATTTGTTATGGGTGAGGGTTACGACCCACGCCGAGATTTGTCAGTTCTAGCAGGGGAGCAAAGATGAACACCGCCATCATCGTGCCAAGTCGACACCGACCGCACAACATCAAAGAACTGCAACAGTCACTCATCGACACTCATACAATGTCACGCCTGTTTGTGGTAGTCGACGAGGATGACGAAACACTTGACCAATACCTGTCACTCGAAAATAACTTCACCGAGGTGCTGACCTTCGAACGTGGTCGGAAAGGCATGGCCGACCCACTCAACAACGCTGCAAGGCAACTAATCACAGATGAGCGCTGGGAGTATTTCATCTTCGTTGGTGATGACCATCGACCTCGAACCTTCCAATGGGACAAAGTGTGGCGCACAAACCTTGACGACCTTGTCACAGGGCTTGTCTATGGTGACGACTTATTCCAGCGTGAACAACTTCCAACTGCCATCGGAATGACTAGAAGCATTGTGGAAGAACTCAACGGCATGATCCCTGAAGGGTTTGCTCACCTGTACCTGGACAACTTCTGGCTTCGCCTAGGTCAAGACCTGAACGCCATCCGCTACCTGCCCGAAACTGTCATCGAGCATCTTCACCCAATCGCCGGCAAAGGTGACTGGGATGCTGGCTATCAGGAAGTGAACTCTGCCGAAATCAACAACGCCGACTCTCAGATGTTCCACACCTACATTCAGAGCGACGACTATCGTCAGCTAGTGAAAAGACTCAGCGCATGAAAATACTCATCACAGGTGACGCTGGCTTCGTAGGTCGAGCATTCCATCGACACTTTGCCAACGAACGTCACGAGATTACTGGCGTGGACATTGTCAACGGGACAGATGCCCGTGACTTCTTCCGAACTGATAGCACCAAGTTTGACCTAGTCATTCACTTGGCGGCTGTTGTTGGTGGTCGACGAATGATTGAAGGTTCACCGCTGGCGCTGGCGGTTGACCTGTCCATTGACGCTGAAATGTTCGGCTGGGCTTTACGCACGAAACCTGAACGCATTGTCTACTTCAGCAGCTCTGCCGCATACCCGATTTCGTATCAGGAAAATGGCTGGCGAACTCAACTGACAGAGAATCACATCAACCTGAGCAACATCAGCAATCCTGACCTCACCTATGGTTGGGCAAAGTTGACCGGCGAGATGCTGGCAAGTCATGCCAGGGAACAAGGCTTGAAGGTGTCGGTGTTCCGACCGTTCTCAGGTTATGGCGCAGATCAAGACTTGGACTATCCGTTCCCGAAGTTCATCGAGCGAGGACTGAACCGCCAGACACCATTTCAAGTGTGGGGTGATGGGAAGCAAGTTCGGGACTTCATCCACATCGACGACATTGTGGGTGCAGTGATGGCTGGAGTTGACGCTGGCATTGAGGTATCAAACTTGTGCAGCGGTCGAGCAACCTCATTCAATCAACTGGCCGAACTGGTCATGCTGGCTTCGGGCTATCATGCGCCAGTTGAACACCTCACCGCCGAGCCTGTCGGGGTTCAGTATCGGGTTGGCAGTCCTGAGTTCATGCTCAGCTATTATGAGCCAAAGATTAGTTTGGAACAGGGGATCCTGATGGCACTAGGAGAGCAAAGATGAAAGACCTCAACCGCAAAGACATCCTCGACCAAGCGACTTCGCTGACAACTGGCGACCGTAATGCTCAGCATGGTGACCCGTATTCCAACCACGACAACATCGCCCGAATCTGGTCTGTCATTCTCGGGCGCAAGGTTGAACCGTTCCAGGTGGCGCTGTGCATGGCAGGGTTGAAACTTGCACGTCTGTCGGGAAACCCCGATAACATGGATTCATACATTGACGGTGCAGCGTACTTGGCAATAGCAGGGGAACTTGTCAACGCAGACCGACTGTGACACATAACTGAATAAGGGCTTACGGCTCACAGACCCACACCGCTGTTGGATTATCAGTCGCACGTTATGTGCGCCATCCCTCATGTGTGGGTTCTTATTTATGCCCGAAACAATGGGGTTTCTGACCCTTGAAAACTTTCTGAAAATAATTTGCCAAAATGCTTGACATTGGATTTCAGGGGAGTAATGTTCTAACTGTCGGTAGGACAACCGACAAGGACAAAGGACAAAGAACATGAAACTAATGACCATCTCAGAGAACCACTACAACGAACGAGTTGCAGCTCATGAAGAAGCAATCTTCTACCTATACAAGACCGCCGATGAGGCATTCGAAAGTTACACTCGCAAGGATGCCAACCCACGATTCAACTCTGACGAACTGTTTGTCTTTGAGGTTGAGGGCTTCGGCTTCGTAGTTCAGACAACTGGCTCACTCATCAAGGTTGGTGCGTAATGACACAGCAAGAACTTCAAGAACTACGTTTTGCAATCAGAGAAGAAGCCTATGTTCGCACTCGCCTAGACATGAGCGACTGGAACAATGACGCACGAATCGCACGAATCCTGAAAGACCGCCTTGAAGGTCTGGATGAAATGGTCAAGTCAGAAGTTCTTCACGACAAGATTGCGAGCGCCTAATGTTGAACGCATGGAACAACGCCCCTTGGACTGCCCGAGGTCGCAAGGTCAAGCACACAGTTGAGGCTGTGCTGATGTTTGCCGTCACGATTCTCATCATGTCTGAACCAAGTCGGTGGCGCTAATGATTCCGGAGAACGTGTTTGAGATGTTGGAAAGGTTAGTTCGGGTTGGCGAGGTGCTGACTGAACTCAAGCACAACCTTGAAATCTCACCCGACGGCGCTGTTGCACTGGACTACATCACCGAACGCCTAGAACGTGCATTGGAGAGCAACAAGTGATGTCTACCAATTCCACTATGATTGGACATGAGAGTTCGAACGCTCACCTTGGTGGCGCTCCCTTGCACTTGTCCTACGAGGTTGAGCGCCACCTACCTTCTGGCGGTGTCGCATGAGTGCCACAGACAAACCCTTCACAGAGATGTCAGCCGTCGAATGGCTAGAAGAACTTGAAGGTCTACTTGCCAAGCAAGGCATTCCACAGACCTACATCATCGCCTCGCTTGGCCGTAAGGATGGCATCACGTTCATGCCTAAGCAGTGGTATGACACCTGGATTCGAACCCACAATGACACCCTGGCACAACTCGCAGCGCTAGGGGTTGAGGTGGCATGAGTGATCCATACGAGTTCCCAGACCTGAGCCAAGGCTTATGTGTTGGCATCGACACCGAACTGTTCTTCCCTGAAACTGGCGTGAACACCTGCCAGACCATCAAGAAGATGTGTGCTGAATGTCCGGTCGCCAAAGCTTGCCTCACCTATGCCTTGCACGTTGAGGTTGACGGTGTATGGGCTGGCACTGGCGTGAATCAGCGCCGACACCTTCGCCGAGATTTGGGCATCAAGGCAGTCCAGATTCACACCCAATATACGACCGACGCAATGAAGGCTCAAAGTGATGCCGCCATTTCAGCCCGAAGGCAACGGGCAAAGCGCAAAGCCGAACAGGAGAATGTGGCATGAGCAATCCGTTATGTGGCGATTGCTGCCGAGAACTTCGGTGGTACGAGAAGGGCAAGATTTGGCTCTGCCGATACTGTTCAGGGTTCACCCGATGAGCCGAAACAAAGCCAAAGGCACGTCAGCTGAAACCGCTGTTGTCAACTACCTCATCGCCAATGGTTACGTTCACGCTGAGCGTCGGGCGTTGGCAGGTGTCAACGATAAAGGTGACATTGCCGGTCTGCCAGGTGTGTGCATTGAGGTGAAGGCTCACAAGTCTTATTCCATCCCTGCATGGCTCAAGGAACTGGCGGTGGAAAAGGTCAACGCCAAGGCACAGGTTGGAATCCTTGTGGTGAAACCTGTCGGGGTTGGATCAGCGAACACTGGCAACTGGTGGGCAATCATGCCACTGAGTGAAGCCACTGAGTTATTGAAGAGGGCAGGTCTATGAAAGCGCAATCTTTCAATTTCGCCTTTGGCAATGCGACCAGGTGGGAAACCGCCCATTGTGCAGACACCATCTTTCCAGACCTGTTCTTTCCGACCTCGCTGGAAGAGATTGAGGCATCTGAACCAATGATTCAGGCCATCTGTCAAGGCTGCCCAATGAAGCGTGAGTGCCTACAAATGGCACTGGACAACAAAGACTTCAACGGATACTTCGGCGGCGTGTCACCTGAAGAGCGTCGGAAAATGTCGGCACACCGAAGTAGAGTCAGGCGTGGCAACTCAAACGAAGTCGTTCGGTTGATGGGGCTGGGTTACACACTGCAAGACGCTTGTGACGAGGTTGGCATTCTGCTGGCATCGTTCATGAAGTGGAAGAACCAAGGCAAGAAACAACAAACAAAGGACAAGGACAAATGAACACACTATTCTGGCTGACGAATCTCGTCATCGCCTTCACCGCCTACCAGGTGGGAAGATTCGTGACCATCCGCAACCTGCGAATTGCAGCTGACAAGTTGATGGGGAAGATGGAGATTGACCGTCAGCGCATCAAACTCGCTCAGGCAAGGAATGCGACTCAGGCCCTCAAGGACAACGCCACAGGTTCACCAATCGGTGTCAGCCTCGCTCGTGAAACGGGGATTGAACTGTGAGCCTCGAAATCAACCCAACCGAAATTGACTTTGACCTGAGCATCGCTCGATGGGTCGACGAATACAAGCGCCTGAAGTTAGAGGCTGCACAGATTGCCGAGCAAATCGACATCGCACGAAGCCACATTGAGGCTGCACTAGGCGACCATGAGATTGGCACTGTGGCTGGTCAGCCTGTTGTCCGCTGGGCAACGGTTGAATCTGAGCGCATCGACGTGAAGAAACTTCGTGAAGTGTTGCCACCGCAAGTGTTGGAACTGGTGACCAAGAAGTCAGTTGCCAAGCGCTTCACCATCCTGACCGGCAATGAGTCCTACTGATGACCACCCCGACCTTTGCCTCGCCAGTGACACCTGAACAGGCACTCAAGGACACCATCACCAACGTCATTCGGGCGAAGTCTGACAACAGTCCACGATCCAAAGTGGTCAGGATTGGGCCGTCAGAGATAGGCGACCCGTGTCTGCGGAAACTGTCCTACAAGCTGTTAGAGGTCGACAAGACCAACTCATTCAGTGACCCTTGGCCGTCGGTGTCAGGCACAGCGATTCATGCGTGGCTCGCTGAAGCCTTTGAGGCTGACAACGGTGACGCTGACTGGTTGGTCGAACATCGGGTTGAGGCTCGACCTGGACTGTCAGGAACGCTTGACCTGTTCGACCGCAAGAATGGAACAGTCATTGACCACAAATGTGTCGGTGCGACCAGCATGAAAACCCGAAAGAGCGACGGCCCAACTGAACAGCAAGTGATCCAGTTGAATGTCTACGGCTACGGGTTGGAACAGCAGGGATACGAGGTCAAGAAGATTGCGCTGGCGTTCTACCCACTTGGGGGAATGCTGACCGGGATGCACACTTGGGTCGGCGACTATGACAAAGACGTGGCGATTGAAGCCATGCTGCGCCTAGACTCAACCGTCGAACTGATTGCCATGCTAGACCCTGACACCAACCCTGAACGCTGGGAGATGATTCCAGCATCAAGTTCGAGGAACTGTTCCTACTGCCCTTGGTATGTGCCAGGGTCAACCGACCTATCAACTGGATGTCCAGGGGGGAAAGCATGAAAACATTCATCATCATTGTGGGTTCATCTGTTGTCGGGATTGGGGCAGGATTCTTTGCCGCCCTGTTCTGCCAAGCACTCGGGCAAATGTCAGCTGAAGAAGACGCTCGCAAGGAATACTTCAACCGTGACCCTTGGGATGTCTTGCCCGATGACTACGATAAGCACAAAGACGACAACCTCACCAACTAGATTTCCGCTGGCAACCGTCAACGGATCAACCAACAAGAAGGACAAGTTATGTTCGCAGCACCATCGACCGGGTCAGACTCGGTC